ATCGCTGCCGTGTGGGAACCCATCATCGCGACTACTCAGCTCAAATCGGGACTGTTTCGCCTCGAGGAGCGCGTGCTACCCTGATTGCATGCCTATTTCGCCTGATACCGGCGCCATACCCGTGATTACGGGCCTGATTCAGCCGCTTCATGGGTAAGGGCGGGGTCCAGCCCCAGCCGGACCTCAAGCTGCTCACGCGGCCCGGGACCAAGCCGAAGGACCGCAGCCGAGCCAACCGTGGCCGTGGCAGCGCCCAAGCCGTCGTGCCCGACACCAACCCGCTTGGTGGCGCCATCCCGGAGTGCCCCAGCGACATCAAGGTGGGCACCGAGGGTCGCACCTACTGGCGGCTGTACTGGAAGAAGGCCGGGAGCTGGCTGGTGGAGGCCGATATCCCGGTGGTCACGCGCCTGTGCAGGCTCCACAACGTGGCCGCTGCGCTGATGGCGGGCATCGAGTCCGAGGCGCTCTACAGGGTGTCCAGCGACAAAGAGGGTGCCCGCAGCACGGCGCATCCCATGCTCCGAGACTATGACATGGTGGCGGGCCGCATCGAGCGGCTGGAGGACAGGCTTGGCCTGAACCCGGTGGAGCGCAGCCGCATCCGCATCCAAGTCAAGGAGAAGGAGTCGCCGCTTGACCGCTGGGCAGGCAGTCGCAGCAAAGCGCCAGCCGCGCAGCCGTAAGGAACCTCCACCCTCCAAGCGACCGGACGATGTCGACCGGGCCACGGCCTATGCGTGGGACGTGGTGGAGGGGGTCATTCCGGTCGGTGAGTATGTTCGACTCGCGTGCCAGCGCCACCTTGATGACCTTATCCGGGCTGAGTCCGACGACTCCGAGTTCGCCTTTGACGTGGACGAGGCTGAGTCCAGTATCGACTTCTTCCCTGCGGCACTACGGCACTGGAAAGGCGAACTCGGTGGCCAGCCGGTGTTCCTGGAGCCGTGGCAAATGTTCATCATCGGCTGCGCCTTCGGCTGGAAGCGGTGGAACGAGCGAGCCGGGGAGTGGACGCGCCGTTTCAAGACGGTGTACGTAGAGCTCGGCAAGAAGAACGGCAAGACACTCATGGCTGCCGGGGTTGCCCTGCGCCTCGCGTTCTTCGACAACGAGCCGGGCGCCGAGGTGTATAGCGCGGCCACCAAGCGGGATCAGGCCAAGCTCAGTTGGAACGACGGGCGTATGGCCGTGAAAGGCAGCGCCGACCTGAGCAAGTTGCTCCAGATCCGTGAGAGCACCAGCATCATCAGCAACGTGGAGACTGGCAGCAAGTTCGAGCCGCTCGGCAAGGACAGCGACAGCAGCCAAGGCGTGAACACCCACGGCGCCATCATCGACGAGCTCCATGTCCACACGGACGGCGAGCTATACGACAACCTCGAGACGAGCATGGCGGCCCGCAAGCAAGCCATGATGTTCGTCATCACGACGGCTGGCGTGCGCCGCACGTCCATTTGGTGGGACGAGCGCAGCGACGTGGTAGCCATCCTTGAGAAGCGCCAGTTCGACGACCGTGTGTTCGGCTACATCTCCACCCTCGACCCCAAGGACGACCCGTGGGACGAGGCCAACTGGCACAAGGCCAACCCCAACCTCGGACGCAGCGTGTTCATCGACGACCTTCGGCAGAGTGCTGCCAAGGCCCAGCGCAGCCCTAGCAGGCAGACGGCGTTCTTCCGGTTCAGGCTGAACATGCCGAGCAGCGCATCGATGAAGGGCATCGACATGCGAGAGTGGGACAAACCAGAGAACTCGGAGGCCATACGTGTTCAACCCGGGCAAGGCTGCTATGCGGGGCTCGACCTCGCGTCCGTACGGGACCTCACCGCTCTGGTTCTGGTATTCAGGAACCCAGAGGACGGTAGCCACGATGTCATGCCGTTCTTCTGGTGCCCCGAGGAAGGCATCGAAGAGCGCAGTCGACAGGATGGAGTCCCTTATGCAGCATGGGCACGGGACGGTTACTTGATCCCTACGCCGGGCGACATCACCGACTATGGCGCCGTGGAGGCCAAGCTGGAGGAGCTTGCCGAGAAGTACGCCATCGGTGAGATCGGCTACGACCGTTGGAACGCTACGCAGTTGGTGACCAACCTCACCGGGGCGGGCGCCGCCATGGCTCCCATCAGCCAGACATACACTCAGTTGCATGCGCCGTGGCAGGAGGTGGAGCGCCTAGTCCTTGAGGGTATGCTTCGACACGGTGGTCATCCGATATTGCGCTGGATGGCCGAGAACGTGGAACTGGAGATGGATCCGTGGGAGAACGTGAGGCCAAGCAAGCGCAAGAGCAGTGAGCGTATCGACGGCATGGTCGCGCTGACCATGGCGGTGAGCCGTTGGCTGGCATGGGGTGACGAACCGGGAATGGGGTACGCCGTATGAGCCTTCGACGTCGCGTCGCTGACATCGCCAACGTCCCCCTGAACGCCGCAGGCCACTTCGTACAGAGCGCGTTCAGCCCCGTGAGCAGCGCCATGCAAACGAACGGCATGCGCTACTACCGCAGTCAGTACGCGGGTGGCATCAGCCGGTTGATGAACCGCACTCGCTACGACTACAAGACGCTCGTAGGCGACCCCTCCACCAACAGCGCCGTCGTGGCTGTGGTGGGCTGGATGGCCCGCAACTTCCCCGAGGCACCAGTCCGTATCGCCCGCGTGCCCACGAACAACCATGACCCCGTCGAGTGGATCGCACCCCGCGCTACCGGCCCGGGCCGGATGCTCCAACTGCTCGAGCGCCCGAACCCGTGGTACAGCGGCGTGCTGCAATGGACCGCCACCATCGCCGATATGGAGAACACCGGCAACGGCTACTGGCTCAAGGTGCGCAATCCCATGGGCCGCGTAGAGCAGTTGTGGTGGCTCCCTAGCTGGATGACCGAGCCGCGCTGGGATGAGCGCCGCGCCGACCAGTTCATCGGTTGGTACGAATACACCGTGGACGGGCAGACGTGGATCTACAAGCCAGAGGACATCGTCCATTTCCGCGTAGGCCTCGACAAGCTCAACGTCCGCAAGGGTCTGAGCCCACTGGCCAGCCTCTACCGGGAGATCTTCACAGACGACGAGGCGGCCAACATGACCGCCAGCCTGATGCGCAACATCGGCGTGCCCGGCGTGGTGCTGTCGCCCGCGAACACGACCGGGCCTACGGGCCGCTTCAAAGACCCCGAGGAGATGAAGGAAACCTTCATGTCCAAGTTCAGCGGAGACAAGTCGGGCGAGCCGTTCGTCAGCAGCGTCCCCGTAGACTTGAAGGTCGCGAGCTGGTCGCCCAACGAGATGAACCTGCGCGACCTGCGGAAGATCCCCGAGGAGCGCATCAGCGCCGTGTACGGCGTGGCCGCCATCGTGGCTGGCCTTGGTGCTGGCCTCGACCGCAGCACATTCAACAACTTCTCCGAGGCCCGCAAGGCGGCCTATCAGGAAGCCATCATCCCGAAGCACCGCATGATGTCCGCCGAGCTGGAGATCCAGCTCCTGGACGAGTTCGCTGTCATCGACGACTACGACGTGTCGTTCGATTGGGCGCAGGCCACGGCCATGCAGGAGAACACCGCCGATGTGTGGCGCCGCAGTCAAGAGGCTGCCACCAAGGGTCTGATCATGCGCAGCGACTTCAAGCGCGCCGTGGGCATGCCGGTCAGCCCGGACGACGACGTGTACGTAGCACCCAACAACTTCCTGTGGATCAAGCCGGGCAAGACTCCGCAGGACGAAGCGCAGAAGGCCGCCAAGGCCGAGAGCTTGCTGCTACCCGCTACTGTGCCTGACAACAAGCCGAGCAACGGCAATGGAGCATACAGGGAGGTCTCAGTCCGATGACAGTCGCCACGCGAGCCGTCTACCCGCATATCGTGGCGGCTGTGTTCAACCGCCCGTGGGCGGTGCACCCAGACACCATGTCCATCATCACGGAGATAGTCAGCGGGCGCAGCGAGGGCTTCCGCTTCGAACCGGCAGAGATCGAGGCACGCATCCTTGCGGCCAGCGAGACACACGGCCCACGCGGCGGCGGGCGCACGTCCAGCGCCATCAGCGTGATCCCCGTGTACGGCGTCATCAGCCCGCGCGCTGGCCTGATGTCCAACAGCAGCGGAGGGGCCAGCGTCGAGGGCATCCGCCGGTCCCTCCGTGCAGCCATGGCGGACCCGGAGATCGACGGTGTGGTGCTCGACATCGACAGCCCCGGTGGTGCGGTGGACGCCCTACCAGAACTCGCTGCCGAGCTCTACGCCATGCGCGGGAACGGCAAGCCCGTGACCGCTGTGGCCAACACGAACGCTTTCAGCGCGGCCTACTGG